TTTAAATGCCTAAGAAAAAACCAAAGTATAATAAAAATAAAGTAAAGAGGTTAAGGCAAAAGCTTAGCGATTCTCAAAAATATCCACCGATGAATAGAGCTAAAAGAGAAATGTCTAATCTAGAGCGAATGGTTGCTGATATGTTAGACGATTTAAAAATAGAATATGAAAGAGAAAAGCCTTTAAAATATATGCAGGGGTGGAGATATTATGATTTTAATTTAATAGATTATAATATACTAATAGAGGTAGATGGGGCATATTGGCATGGTGATGTAGGAAGTAAGGCAAGCTATGCAAACATGATGGCTAAAAAAAATGATCTCACTAAAAATTGGTTAGCAAAAAAAGAAGGGTATACGATGTTACGTATAAAAGAAAAAGAGTTGATTGAAGAATATAATCAAGTGAAAGAAAATATTTCCTCTCTAATTAAGGAGAATAGGAAATAAAAACCTATCAAAACCTTCTATTGGTATATTATTTAACCCACTAAGTAATAAACAAAAACTATACCAGTTGGAGAAGTTAGATGGAAGTGGCAAACGCACAACAAATAGAAAATGTTATACAGAGTAACATAAGTGTTTTGTTGGGCGAATACGGATGGATGTTTTTAGCGGCGTTGGTAATACTTTTTTTTAAAACAACAATAGAATCAGTATTAGCAGGGCTTCTTGTTTTTGTTGGCAATGATTATAATAATGATGACATTATTATTTTGGATGGTAGACCAGGCAGAATAGTTAGAGTATCAATGTGGAAGACAACTTTTTACCTTTATACTATTAAGAACGACAACAGCGGCAAAAAGTTTGTTGCTGGAGGTACTAAATTAATTGTGGAGAATGATAAGTTAAAAGATTTGAAGCTAGAAAAGCCATTAGGTAATTTTGATTTAGAAACGATGTTTAGTGATTAGGGAGAATGACATGAGTAGAAAATCCAAGATGGATAATGCTAGCAAACTAATAAATATAATTTCTGATCTTATGGAAAAACAAGAAAGACTTTTGCATCACATTGGTGATCTAGAAGAATATATTGAAGTGCTTGAAAATCTAAATGATTTTGAAGAGGGTGAAGAGTTTATTAGTTTCGCTCCCGATGAAGAGTTTAAAGAGATATTAGATAAGGGGCTAACGAAAGAACAAAAAGAAAGGCTAAGTCAAATTAAAAAAGAAAGAGAAAAACCCGAGCCACAGAGTTTACATTCTATGGATGATATATTAAGTATGTTTGATGAGAAAGATAAAGACGAAGAAAAATAATTGGTTACAAAATTGGTTACATTAAAAAAGAAGAGGTGATATAGTGCTGCCGTACATTGGTGGAAAACAGAGAATGGCTCCTTGGATACATAGTTTTATTCCAAAGGGCATAGAGACTTATGTTGAGGTTTTCGGTGGAGCTTTTTGGGTTTATATGAAAAGTGATATGGATAATCCTCTGGCAACAAAGCAACACATATATTCGGATGCGAATCCCTATATGACGAATCTTTATAGGTGCGCATCTAACCCCAAACAATTCAGCAAATTTATTGATGAGAAGAATCCTCCATTACAATCGGGAGAGAATAAAAGCCCACTTGATGAATGTCGTCAATACTTTAATCAGTGTAAAGAAGATATGTTTGCTACTACCTTTGCTATTAAAAAGCTGAGAGAGGTGTTAGAAGATAAGTCTATTGTTAAGAAAGAACGCAAAAGCTTAAATGAAACATTAGAGTTTGCACGAAAACGAAGAGTTGAAATTAATAGTCAGATAAGTGAGAAGTTTGGAGAAAAAATAAAGGCTGGTAAAAAAGATCAAATGGCTGCCATGCAGTATGTATATCTTCTTACTAATTGTTTCTCTGGTGCTTCTGCTGTTGAGGCTACTTTTACAGATGACTCAAAAAAGAACAGCTCTAAGTTTGCTGCCTTCCACAAGAAGTTAAATGATGAAGACAACATACGTAGGCTTAAAAACATTACTACTTGTGAAAATCTTTCCTTTGAGCAAGTAATAGAAAAATATGATTCCCCTCATACATATTTCTATTGCGACCCTCCCTATTGGCAAACTGAAGATTATTACAGCTTACATGGTTTTGGTAGAGAACAGCACTTTCAACTACAAGAATGTTTGCACAACATGCAAGGAATGTTTTCTTTATCTTATTATGACTTTCCAGAGCTAAGTGGAATGTACCCACCGAATGAATTTAAATGGGAAAAGAAAGAGTTTGTGAAAGCTTCTGGTGCTAAGGAAGGTCAAGCTCAAAGTATAGGTCAAGAGTTATTGATTATGAATTATTAAATAGTTTATAAACCTTACGTTTTTTCTTATAGTAGTAAAACATCTAATCGTTGGAGGCAATGCCTATGAAGACAATAATCCAATTAAATGAAACATCGTGGATTCGCCGAGTTGGCGATGATAAAGCGCAGGAGTTAGTAAAGACTGGCAACTGGGCTTATATTGGTAAGGAGAAGTGGAAAACTGAAGTTAGAGATATTGATAAAAAAGAAAAAGATGTTGATAAGAAATCTAAGAAGAAGGGAAAGAAAAATGACCAATAAGTATATAGCCGCCTCAATCATGCATTTTGAAGCAAAGAAGATAGAAGCAGAAGCTGTCTTAGATACTTATTTCCATAATTCAGTGGGTATAGGTGAACACAGCGATATTCTTGGAGAAATTAATAAGTGGGTAGGAAGGCTAGCGGAAGCAGAAGATTCTTTGCTCGCCTTAGAAAGGTATAAAGATAAGTAATATGGTTTATTGGGTTCTATCTATCTTTACTATAAGTGCCATAGTTGGTGGGTTATGGTTTTGGTATCTATATAACAAAGGAGAGCTTGTAAGTGACTACCCTTATGATGATGAAATGTGATGTTTGAGATATTAATAGCACTATTTATTATACTAACTGCGAGCCTAGGAATAGTTCTATACAAGTCAATTAATCGACTTAGCTTTTATGAAGATATGTATGGAGATATGTACGGAAGGTTTGCAACATTAGGAGATAGTATTAGAGGTGTTTTATCGCGGGAAATTTATAGTGACGATCCTGTAATAAGAGATTTTATTAATCAGTTACAAGATATAGAATACTATTTACAACAATTGGACGAGAGTTATAAATTTAACACATTAGGTGAAGGTGTAGAAGATGAGTCTTGATAAACTAAAAGATATAAGTTTATTTGAAGGTAAGAGCCTTGATGAGATATTTAATGTTATCTTTAAACAATCTCTTGAGGAAAGAGAAGAAGCTATGGCTACCTTTAAAAGATTTAGGGAAATGGTAGGTGACAGTGAAGATCTTTTTATGTCGGGAGATAAACCCCATCCGTATTTAGATTCTGCACATAAGGCTACTGAAAATCTTATCAAGATGATTACTGCCTCTCATAAACTATTAGACTTAGAATCAGAAAGCAAAGATTCTGTTAACGCAAATGATATTCTTGATCTTTTAGATAAGGAAGGAATCGCACCCAAACGGTTTATGCCTGAATCTGATGGTGAAAAAGAAAATGATCAAAAAGAAGATGATCAGAGTATTGTTGAGTTTCCACAACTCAACAAAAAAGTGTGAATGTCAAAATGTTAATGTAGCAAACATTTTCCCTTATAAAAGGAGGATATTGTATGACGAAGTTTATTGCAAAATGTGCAATTTTGTTTGCACTGCTTGTTAGTGTAACGCCAACCTTTGGTGAAACTGAAGTAGGAGTTGATCTTTTTAGTCGCCACGTATGGAGAGGTACAGCTGGATCGGATAACTTATCTGTTCAACCTACTGTTAGTGTTCCTTTTGATTCTAATATTGGTACAACCAGTATAGAATTATGGGGCCAAACCCCAATTACTACCGGTGCAACAGAGATTGATATTACTGTTTCGCAGGAAATTGGTGAGTATGCCTCTATTGGTGTTACTTCTTATTACTATGACGGCCCTTTTCTTGATGCCGACAGCCACGATATTGAAGTAGGTCTTTCTACTTCGTATGCCGGAGTTGATTTATTTGTAGGTAGATTCGTTAATGGCGATGCTGTTAAGGATGATACATACATAGAGCTTGGCTACACGTTGGATGAGTTCAACTTGTTCGTTGGTGCTGGTGATGGTGGCTATGTTGCTGAAGGTAGTGACTTTGCCCTTGTCAATGTTGGCGTAGGTGTTGAGACAGAAGCCGGTTATGGTGCTTCATTCATCTATAATCCAGATACAGAGACACCTTACTTAATCATAAGTAAGTCTTGGTAGATTGATATGGAATCCAGTGCAGAGGGGTATTTGCTAGCATTAGATGTTAGTACCTTCTGCACTGGCTATGCCATATGGAACCTTAATGAAAACAAATTAGAAACTGCAGGTCATGTAGCGTTAAAAAATAAAAAAGATATACACGAAAAAGTTAACACAATGTTTGAGGTTCTAGATACCTTAAACGAAAATACTGATAAAATAACTGAAGTAGTAATAGAAGACATCATTACAAAGTTTATCTCTGGTAAATCCAATATAAAAACTATAATCACTCTTGCTGCATTTAACGCCATAATACAACGTAAATGTTATGAGATGTTAGGTAAGGCTCCTACTATGATGAATGTAATAAGAGCAAGAAACTTAGCTGAGTGTAAAGTGCCGCGTGGTACAAAGTCAAAAGATTTTATCCTAAGAAGAATATGCGAGCTTCATCCCGAAGTAAAAGAGCTTTTACCTTTGATGAAAACGAAGAGTGAGTTTGCTAAAGAAGCATATGATGTAAGTGATGCAATAGTAGTTGCCAGAGCAAGAGCGGCAGAAATATTTCCACCTCAAATAGAAGTAGAGTTAAGCCCACCTCCCATTATTGAAGAAGAATTATTACCTTTTTAATAAAAAAGCCTTGACATAATCATAAAAATTAGTTATATTATATGTATGTTAAAATTTTATTTGAAGGAATATAGAAGTGAATAAGATAGATATTATTTCGCAACATCTTGGAAACTATAAAACAATGGCCGGTGCAAATCATTATTTTGAATGCCCATCTTGCCATCATCATAATCACAAAATGACTATTAATATAGAGAAGTCTGTATTTAATTGTTGGCATTGTGGGATCAAAGGTAAAAGTTTTTTATATCTATTGAAATTAGCTGGCGCTACAATACTTCCCCAATATAAAAAGATTTTTAGTGAAGGTGTAAAAAAGAATATAGAAGATATAGATAATCTTTTTGGTACAGAGATAAAAGAAAAAACGTCTTCTAAATTAATATTGCCCAAGAGGTATGAAAATCTTTTTCGTAATATAGAAAAAGCTTTCTATAAGCCAGCCGTAGAGTATCTGCAAAAGAGAGGGGTGACCAAAGAAGATATTCTAAAATATGATATTCATTATAGCGTCAGTGATCAGAGAATATTATTTCCATCTTATGATAGAGAGCATGGTTTAAATTATTATGTGGCAAGAACTATTCAGCCACATGAAAGTTACAAATATAAAAATGCGGCGGCCTCCAAAAGAGATGTTATATTCAATGAGCATTTAGTTGAATGGGATAAACCTTTGTATATTGTAGAGGGAATATTTGATGCTATATTATCTCGTAAGAACGCTGTGCCGATTCTTGGAAGCAATGTAGGTAGTGGGTCATTATTGTTTAAAAGACTCTTAGAAAATAACACACACGTTATTATAGCTTTAGACGCAGACGCTAAAAAGAAAATGTTTAAAATGATTAACGAATTAGTTAAGTATAACATTCCCGTTACGTATGTGGATTGGAAGAGTGAAGAAAGAGATATAGCAGAGATGGGGTCCGATAAATTTGAAGAGATAGTAACAAGTGGAAGTGTAAAAAGTTTTACGTTTGAAGATCAAATTAAAGAAAGGTTATTTAGTTAATGCTAATAGCACATCTAAGTGATATACATATTCGGAAAACAAGAAGGCATGAAGAATACAAAATAGTTTTAGATAATTTGGTTGCTAGTTTAGAGTCACTCCCAATTGATAGAATTGTTTTAGCAGGTGATTTACTGCATAACAAAACAGATTTATCGCCTGAAGCGGTGCAGCTAGCAAGTGAGTATTTGGATAGGCTAAGTGATATTGTGCCAGTTGATTTAATACTTGGGAACCATGATTGTGTTATTAATCAACATAACAGATTAGATAGCTTATCTCCTATTGTATCTTTATTAAAGAACAATGGTAAGCCTATAAATCTGTATGAAGAAAGTGGTTTGTATGAGGTTACAGATGGATTGGTGTATGGTATTTTTGCACAACAAGATACTAAACATCAGTGGCCTATTGATTTTGATAGACAAGATGGGAAGAACTATGTAGCACTTTATCATGGTGCAATTGATGGTAGTCGCACAAGTGCAAGCCATCGTATTGAAAGCGACAATGATAAGAGTATATTTCGCAATTATGATTTTGGTATGTTGGGAGATATTCATTCACGGCAACCAATGATATTAGATGATAATGGAAAGATTAAGGTTGCATATGCAGGTTCTTTGATTCAACAGAACTTTGGTGAAGAGATAGAGAAAGGTTTTCTTCTTTGGGATTTGGATCAAAAGAAGTGTATGTTTATAGAGATTGCAAATGATTGGGGGTTTAAAACTTTTAGGTTAGATCAAGACGCTATTGATAATATAGAAAACATTGAATTTGAACTACCTACCAAGCCTTATGTACGCATTCTTCTCAACACTGATGATTACAATGTTACTACTGCCAAACACGTAGAATCAGTTATAAAAAATAAGTATAAGCCAGAGGGTTTATTTATTGAGGTTGATGTTCAATCCACAGTTGATGACCTATCTCTGTCAGGCAAGGCAGAAAATGTTACTGATTTAAAAACTCAACAAGATTTACTTAAACAATATTTTGCAAAGCGCCCCACCATTTCTGAGCAAGAAGTAAATGAAATAATTGCCATCCATAAAGATTTTTATGACACTTGCACTACTGAAGATTATGATACATACAAAGGTAGAAAGTGGGTGATACATAAAGTTTTGTTTGATAATGTGTTCTCTTATGGACCTAACAACATTATTAACTTTGATAAGATGAAGGGGTTAACAGGTATATTTTCAGCCAACGCTTCTGGTAAGTCTAGTATTCTATATACTATTTTACAAGGATTTTTCAATAGTAGCAACAGAACTGGTGGTAGAAATGTAGCTGATGTTATTCATAAGAATCAGAACGAAGGCTCTATTGAGATAGAGTTTTCGGTAGATAATCAAAAGTATGTAATTGAAAGAGTCTTCAAGAGGAATAAAAGAAATCCAAATCGTGCAAACAATAAAGTAGAACTTTATCAAATTGTGCATGGTGATAAGGTTAACATTAGTGGTGAAGCTAATGTTAGAGAAACCGAAGCAGCAATACGCAATCTGCTTGGTTCATATGAAGAACACACTATGACTACGTTTAGTCAACAGTTTGATATTACACGATTTATTGATCATGGTCAAACAAATAGAAAAGATTTGCTAGCTCGTTTCCTCGGCCTAAATGTTATTGATGATTTACAAAAGTCTATAAAAGATGAGACAGCCTCTATTCGTACCATTCTAAAAGAGTATCAACAAAATGATTATCCATCTATTCTTAGTCAGTATGAAGAAAGGTTGAAGAAAACTGCTGACAAGATAAAAGTATTGAATAAAGAGAGGCAAGGTTTAGAGGAAGATGTTTCTAAGAATGAAAAAAGCAGAGATGTATTAGTTAAGTCATTGCATCCTACGTATGATGGGCTAAGGTCAATAAATTCTATTGAAAAAGATATAAATAAATCTAATAAGTCAATAGAAAAGTTAGAAGAAAGTTGGGAGACTAATCAGAAGTTAAAAGTTGATTTGATGTCTCGCCATCAACATAGGGTAGATGAGTTGTTTAAGATAAATGAAAAAGGTGTTTTTGAAGATAGAAAAAACATTTACTATAATACAGTTGAAAGTCATAATAAGCTTAAATCAGAGTATGATTTAAAAAGTCAGATGGTTAATACTTATGAAAAACAATCGTCTATTCTTAATAAGCATGATTGGTTTGAGACAAATGAAACTTGCAAAAAATGTTCATTTCTTACTGGCGCTTTCGTGGCAAGGGGGCAGTTAGTAGAAGAAAGAAAGTGGGTGGAGAATGCTTTAGCAGAGAAGAAGCGCTTGGGCGAAGAGCTTAACAAGCATTCTGATTTTCCGGAAGATGAAAAATTATATGAAAAATATCAAAAAGAAGTTGGTGAACTAAAGTCTAAATTAGAAAACTTAGAAATTGTTTTTGAAAATATAAAACTTCAGTTAGAGTTAGAAAGAAATAAGTTGTCATTTTATAAAGATGAAGAGAAGACTTACAAGGAGAACGAAAACTCTATTAAACATAATGTAGCTGTAGATGTAAAGATAAAAAATGTTGATGGTAAAATAGCTGACATAGACATTAAACTTCGCGATAACAATAATAACCATACTAAAGAAAATAGTAATCTTGGTGCTTTAAGTCAAAAGATTATGGATCTTGATGGTAATATTGAAGTGCTAAAAGAAATAGAAAAAAAGTATAGTACTCATCAATTATTGATGGATGCGTTTGGTAGCGATGGCATACCTCTAATGATTATGAATAAGGCTGTACCCTTGATTAACAATGAAATACGAAAGGTTTTGTCTAACATAACAAACTTTGAAGTTTCTCTTGAAGTTGATACCGAAGCTCACGACTTGAGTATATTTATTGATGACGGCACCTCGCGCCGTAGAGTTGAGTTGGGGTCTGGTATGGAGAAAACTTTGACAGCTTTAACAATCCGTTCTGCATTATCAAATATTAGTCTTTTACCCACTTGCAACCTCTTTGTAATTGATGAAGGCTTTGGCACCCTTGACTCTGAAAACATTAATCATATGAATCAATTGTTGTTATACCTCAAAAGTAAGTTTGAGAATGTTCTTATAATTTCTCACATTGAAAGTATGCAAGATATTACTAACAATGTTCTAAGTATTCATAAGAATGAGAGGGGGTACAGCAGCATCAAAATTTTATAGGAGAGTTAATTTGGCATCTACTATTCCCAAATTTGTAAGGCCCATTGAGTTTCAAACAGATAGCCAAAAGGAATATTATAATCTTATAGGAGATAATAAGTCACAAATAGTTTTATGTCATGGTATGGCAGGTACAGGAAAAACATATATAAGTTTACAAAAAGCAGTTGAAGACATTTTGAAGAGGGGGAATAGCTACTCAAAATTATGTATAATAAATCCTACAGTTGATGTAGGTAAAGAAGATGCGCTAGGTTTTTTGCCTGGCACTATAATGGATAAAATAACTCTATATAATGAAAGTGCTATATGGATACTTAATCAGATTATCGGAAAGGATCAAACTAAAAAGTTTATTGAAGATGGTAAGATAGAGTTTCGTGTAATAAATCATATGCGTGGGTTGAATTTAGACCGAATGTATATTATATTAGATGAGGCACAAAACATATCGCCATTACAAATAAAAACTTTATTGACTAGAATACATGATAGTAGCAAACTCTTAATACAAGGTGACTTAAGTCAATGTGATAAGTATGGTGATAATTATACGAAGAGTGGGTTTTATGATATATGGCAGCGTCTTAAAAGTATTGACGGTGTGGAGTATATGAAGTTTAGTAAAGAAGATTGTGTAAGAAGTGGAATTGTAGCAAAGATATTGCAGACATATAATTATAATGGAGACAGCATAGAATTAGAATAGAGGAGAAGTGTTATGATAAAACGAATAAGTGGATTTTTAGGTATGTTTTTGGTGATGGCTCTAGCGATGGAAAACCCATTAGTTTTTGTTAATGTACCATCATTAGTTATTGTTTTAGGTTTAACTTTTTTTGCTTTACTAGCGTCTGGAAATAAGATAGTGTCGTTACTATCTTTACTTACACGCAAGGATGTTTTGCCCGATGAACTTCACGATGCCTCCTATACTGTTTTTATGGCCGGTCGTTATAGCATGAGTGCTGGTGTAGTGGGGGTTTTGATTGGTTTGGTGTTGATGCTGGCGAATCTGGATGATCCAGCAAAGATTGGTCCGGCAATGGCTGTTTGTTTGTTAACCGCTCTTTACGGAACAATTCTTAAGTATTTTATTTATGCACCTATTCTTCATCGTATTGATGCAAAAATATCAGAATCACATAAACAAGATGATACAGAAATTTCTGATGAGGAGCAAGAATGATAGGTGTATTAACCGGATTAGCTGGTAAGCTTTTACCCGAAGCTGGTAAAATTTTAGATGAGTTAGTAACGAGTGGTGAAGAGAAAGCTGCTGCTAAACAAAAACTAGAAGAACTATTCGTAAGGGCCGAAGCAGATGCACAGAAGGAAGTAACTGAAAGATGGAACGCAGACATGAAAAGCGGCAATTGGTTAGCGGCCAACATAAGGCCGATAACCCTTATATTTCTTACTTCGGTGTTTGCTATCCTATCTGTTACAGATGGTAACATTGGAGAGTTTTCCATTGGCGATGCTTACAAACCTATCTATCAAACCCTATTACTTACCGTCTATGGTGCTTACTTTGCTGGTAGAAGTATTGAGAAGATAAAAGGTAAGAGCGGTACAGAGAAGAGTTAATGAAGAAAATTTTAGTAATTGCAATATTATTACTAACTACTATGTCGGCTCATGGTGACCATGATGAAGTTAAAACCATCATACCTATAATGTATGAAGGATGGAATTTGCTTGGTTTTTCTTTGCAACCCTATGTGGTTAATGATAGTATTGTTAGTAGTGGATATGATGCTATAATGTATGCTGCTTTAAATGATAGAGTTTGGTATTTTCATTCAACTGGATATGCAATAGCAGATAGTTTTGTGATAGGTGAGGGTTTTTGGCTGAAGTCTTTTGTAGATGCACCTCTTATACAACAAGGAAACGCATCGGAAAAAAGAATACATATTTTATATGAAGGGTGGAATATTGTTTCACCTTTAGAAGAAGAAATTCATCCATTGTTGTTAGTGTACTCTCACCAAACTATTGACTCCATTTGGGGGTGGGATCGTCATAACTATCAGTATAAGGATATGCTAGCAAGACAAGAACATCTAATGCCAGGATATGGTTATTGGATGTATACAACACATGATGATACTTTATTTTATGATGGCTTTAGTAATCAAACACCACCGCAAGCCCCTGCAAAAATTGTCGCGACACAAAGTCAAAGACAACCGCCTGACGCACCAGTGCATGTAGGAACGAAAACTTGGGGTGATGTGAAAAAAACTTTAATTGAATAAGAAAGGAGAGAAGAGGTGAGATGGTTAGGTAAAATTGTTTTTGCAGTAATAGCTTCATTTTGCCTGAGTCAAGATATTTTATATTTAACGAAGCCAAAAAAAGAAGTACCAAAGGTTAATGTAATGAAGATTGGGGCACCCCCAAATAAGAATAAAAACATAGATGATTTATTTATTAACTTTTTATTAAGGTGAGAAAGAATGACATACGTGATAGCACAACCCTGTATAGATGTAAAAGATAAGGCTTGTGTAGAGGTTTGTCCGGTTGATTGCATACACCCGATTGATGGCGAAGATGTTAATCAGTTGTTTATTGATCCCGATGAATGTATTGATTGTGGTGCTTGTGAGCCAGAATGTCCAGTAGAGGCAATCTTTACCGAAGAAGATCTACCAGAAGAGTGGGAACATTTTACTAAAATAAATGCAGATTATTTTTTAAATAGGAATTAAATATGAAAGTAACAGCTTATCTTAAAGAAACTTGTGGATGGAGTGCTGGCGTTAGGGAAGTGTTATCTAGATATAATATCCCTTACGAAACAAAACTAATTAATGACGCAACTAATTATGCTGAGATGGTTGCTAAAAGCAATCAACCCTTATCCCCTTGTGTAGAGTTTGATGGAGAGATGCTGGCTGATGTTGGTGGCTCAGAATTAGAAGATTGGTTGCAACAGCAAGGTCATTGGCAGGGAGCAATGGAGTAGGTGAAAGAAAAAGTTAACCATCCCGATCACTATAATAGTGGTAAGTATGAAGTAATGGATGTTATTGATGACGCAGGTTTTACAGAAGGTTTTTGTTTAGGTAATGCTTTAAAATACATTCTGCGAGCAAAACATAAAGAAAATTATATAGAAGATATTAAAAAAGCTCAATGGTATTTAGAGTATATAATACAAAGGAATGATGATGCAAAATAAGACAGGTTTTATAGCAAGCACGTTTGACATTTATCATCCTGGTTATGCTATGATGCTGAATGAATGTAAAGACAATTGTAACTACTTAGTGGTAGGGTTGCATGAGAATCCAGTATGGGAAAGACAAGATAAAAATAGTCCCATAATGAGTTTAAATGAGAGGTTTCTTGTATTAAAGTCTATATCATATGTAGATGAAATTGCACCATATAAGAATGAAAGCGAGCTTTTAAATTTATTGTATTTCTATAAACCTGATATTCGCTTCTTAGGCTCAGATTATGATACACCAGAAATGAAAAAGAAAATAACTGGAAGATTTTTGTGTGATGAAATTCACTATATAAATAGGTTTCACGATTATAGTTCATCGGGTATAAGAACAAAAATTTATGAAGCAGAAAAATATAAAGTAGATACTGAGACATATATAAGAGAAGAGGCTATTGTATGATGAACTTTTTTACCGAAAGTAAAGATATAGATATTGTGAGAGATGACGAGCGCAACATAGAAGTGCTGAGATACTCTTCTGGAGTAGATAGTACATTAGGTATATTGTGCGAGAATGGACCACAAGGTAGAGAGTTTCTTGCTTATACTTTAGAAGATGAGTTTAGAGAAGAGAAGGTAAGTGCTGAAACAAGAATACCAGAAGGCACCTATGATGTTAAGCTTCGCACAGAAGGTGGTTTTCATAATCGTTATATAGACAAGTTTGGTGCTGATTTCCATAAGGGAATGTTGCACGTCCAGGATGTGCCTGGCTTTGAATATATTCTTATTCACACCGGTAACAATGACGAACATACAATGGGTTGTTTATTAGTTGCGGATAGCTCTACTCAAAATATTACGAAGGATGGGTTCATTGGTGCCTCCGTTAGTGCCTATAAAAGAATATATCCATCACTAGCTCAGTGGTTGTTAGATGGAAACATTTTAACTATTACTTATATTGATTACGATAACCCTCGCAACTAAAAGAAACTAAACTATATTTATATGAGACAATATTTTTTTTAACTGAGTAGGAGTACAACAATGCCTATTGCATCTTTTGAATCAATTGTATTAAAGAAAGTTGGTGAGTCCGGTAGTGACGGCACCACTGACAATGATAGTAGAACATTGCCTGTTTATGTTGGCGGCCAAAATTTTAGCATTATCCTTAAAGATGGTGCTGGTGTGCAAAGCGGAATTAAAGTGCAAGTAAACAATGCTAATTCTATAAGCCCCCATAAAGCCCATCACGCTGTTCATCCTCAAGCTTTAGGTAACGAAAGTCAACTTAATGTTTTAATTAATAGAGGGGCGATTGGTCCGTTTGATGATCCTTTGAAAGAATCTTCAGCTAGCGCTGCTGACTTTGCCGCTAATTGGGTTGATATGCCTGGTGGTGCAGAGATAGATAGCGGTGATGCTTATGTTGGATCGGGGTCGTGGAGATGGATCAGACTTACCCATGCTTCTGAGTTAAACGCCACATTAAGTGGATATGTTTTTGGCGCACAATATCAAGGGTTTACTAATTAAGAAAGCAGGTATAGATGTCTGAGGTTCCTAGTGATTTTTTACCTACTAAACAGGTAAAGTTGTGGAAGACTAACGATAGAACAAAAAAAGATGAAAAGTATTCGCCTCGTATTCCAACATTTTGTACCGTAGAAGATCCCGACACCGGTAAAAAGTGTGGAATATTTATGAGGAATTGGGATGAAATGTTTTATGAGCAGTATGGTATGTGCGAAACTTGTTATTTAAAGTATAACGCCCATGTAGATCAGCTAAAAGAAAAGCTTGATAATAATGCTGGTGAAGTAAAAAATAAAGAATAAATAATTTGGAGATTTTAAGATGATGATGGCCAACCCCGAAGTTTATGTTGTATCGCCCAATAGAAATGTACCTACTCGTACATGGAACCCTATTGAAGTGATTGAAAACTTTATTGCAAGAGTTCCGGAGATGGATGTTAAGTTTGGTGCGTGGACAGATGAACAAGAAGGGCCACTAACTGTAAGTTTAAAAACTAGTTTGGCTGCTGATCCTCAAACTTATGAACAAGTTGCCATTACGATGGGCGAAGAGATGGATAATCTTGCACAACTTATTGGTACAGAGTTAAAGAATTACGGATTCAAACCAGTAATTGATCGCACTGCCATAGATGTGAATCCTGGCATGTTTACATCTGCTGGCCCTAACGCTAACGGCCAACGCACAATTATGTATACCGTAGAAGGTGTGTATAGTTTAAAAATGAATAAGGCTCCAGCGCTTGCTGCGTTTAGTCCGGAGCCTATATAATAACAAATAATAGGAGGTTTTATGCGTGAAGAATTATTGCAGAAGGCGCAATACAAGAATAGTGAAGAACGAGAAGAGATAAAGAATTATTTTACACAGCCCGAAGATTTGGATATGACTAAAAAGACTATTGTTTTTAGCACGCCGTCCGAAACGGGAACCAGTTATTTTAGATTATTTGAACCAATGAAGGCACTTTGGAAGGCTTTTCCAGAAGAAGCAAATTATCTTTATACGGAAAATCTACAACCCAATCATATGAAGATTGCTGACCTTATCATTATGCATAGGTGTGGTAATCTTCATTCTCATTTTCTATCTGTTGCACGAATGTGGCCTCGCACTGAAAGAAGGCCATTGATTATACATGATGCAGACGATAATGAGTTTAACTTACCAGATACTCATCCAATGAAAGAGTTGTGGATAGAGAGTGGTAAAGATAAAATGTCCATCCAATCTTTAAAGCACTCTGATTATATTACCACTACTACAGAAAAACTAAAGAGAACTTTTGGTAACTTTAATAATAATGTAGAAATCTTTCGCAACCAATTTGATTGGGATTTACCTCAATGGAATCTTGATAAAAATGAAGTTAGAAAAGAAATGCTGCCTCAGTGGTTTCCTACGGACGATAAGATTATTATTGGGTGGGCTGGTCTTACTTCTCACTTTGAAGACATTCGCAGAATGCATAGAATCATAAAAGAGATACATGACAAGTATCCTAATACTCATTTTGTTCTTGCTGGTATGGCGTTGAAAGATAGTCATGTAGAAATTACAGAGGATGAAAAAGGTCAAAAGCAGTTTAAAGAAGTAGAGATTGAAGATGAATCTATGCTTTATAAAAATAGAATTAAGGAAATTTATAAAGATATAGATCCCAATAGAATCCAATTGTTTGATGCGTTACCGTTGGAAGAGTATGCAAAGTTCAATGCCTTGTTTGATATTAGTTTAGCTTACGTTGAGCATAGTGCGTTTTCGTCTTGTAAGAGTGAGATTAAAATTATTGAGGCATTACATTACGGAGCCATTCCTGTTTTTTCTGAGTATGGTGGCTATAAGGATTTTTGGAAAGCTGCTCCAGATAGAGTTAAGCATAAGAATTTTGCTATTAGTACCGCCACTCCTGGTCCTTGGGTACGAGCAATTAGTCATTGGGTAGAAAACTTTGAGGAAGGTAAAAAGAGAGCTGCTAACCTTAAAGCATATTCGGATGATATTTATGATATTAATAAGAACTGTGAAGATAGACTATCGTTTTATTTAGAAAAGGCTGAAGATTTTAAGGAGGCTCAAATAAATATGATAGCACAATACGTGGATTATTCTGGTGAGTGAGACAATACATATATCGGGCGATACCTTTGAGGTAAACTATAGTGGTGAGTGCAGCGTTGGCGATTGGAAAATCGCTGATGCTCCTAACCAACATATTGCTGTTGTGCCTCAAGCAGTAGGTGAAGATAAGATTGAAGATTTAATGAGTAAAAGGTATGAACCTTATGAGTGGGGTTATTATTATGCCCGAATGAATAAACAATATTGTATTGTGTTGAGAGGCGATCCTGTTGAGGATTTTATAAAGATATTAAATAGTATGTAATGGAGAGAATAAGTGGCTACAAAAGCAGAGTTTAAACAACTGGTAAAAGAAATGGTTGTAGAAGAGGTTAGACGGATCATGCAAGAAAGCCAATCACCTGTTTTTAAAAAGGTATTGGCTGCTGCACCAGAGGTGGCAGAAGATGAAGAAGTATATAAGGAAATCACTGAAGATATGTTGCCTGGTGCTGGCGGCTATAAAAAGAGATTACGTAAGAAAGGTGGCAAGCTGGTTGTTGTTAAGAAGAGAAAGAAGAAGTTACCTCTTCATTTAAGAAAAATTAAGCCGTCACAGGCAAAAAGAATTGCACGTAAGTCTGCTATTAAGCGTAAGGGTAAACAAGCTCGTATTACAAAGAAAGCTACTAAAACAACCAAGAAGGGTAGAGCTAGAGGGTTATATAAGGTAAAGTAAAATGAATGATAAATTAATCTGTACTACCTGTAAGGGGGAAAAAGTAATAAGAACCCCTGTTAATAATTCTACTAAGGTGGATATTTGCCCTAATTGTAATGGCACAGGTAGTTTAGTGAGTGAAAATGATTGGAAGAAGAACAAAGGGAAAAGATTAATTAAGGGTTAATGGGGTAGAAAGGTATCGACAGGTACGACAACCAGAATCGGGCAAGCCGAAGAATGATAGAGACTTCGTAAAAAATTTATCAAACTTTTATCTGCCGAAGAACAGACAGAATACGCACTAGCCGCTTAGAGTTGGTGCCGAATAGATAGTAATAACTTATTCTTTCATATCTATCTTATTCGTTATTAGAAAGAAGCATTGTCGGTAGTATTAGTACACGTTAAGCTTGTATATCTCGATCTCGTTGATGTAGGCTGGACCTGACTTCAATGTCAGCTACTCCACCATTTTTCGTTTTTAAGGTCAAGAGGCAAAAAGCCCGATTTCTAAAATCCGGCCGGCCCCAATTTTTCCTTACACGAAGTTTTTTGAAGATGAGGTTATATGAATGGCGCATTAGATGATGTTTTTCAAAGTATTTATTCTAGTGTAGTAGAAGCTCAAAACACAATTGAGTCTCATTACCTTGGAGAAGTAGTAGAAGATTATTTTGAAAAAGATGGCACACCAAAAGTAATTTTGGTTAAGTTGCCTGGGCCAGATGGAAAACTTAAGGACGTTAACATACCAGCTATTTCACTGGTTCCCCATCAAGGCATACTGATTGATGAAGTAGAAGTAGAGATGAAAGTAAAACTTTCCAGTGGTGAAAATGATAAAAAAAGTAAGGGTCAGAAGCAGGGCCAGTTAAGAAAGATTATTACCGATTTTAGTAACAGGGAAGGTGGCAAAGAGCTTGCTACCATTAGAGTAAAGTTTAAAGGAAAAGAGCCACCCGAAGGGCTAGCTCGTATAAAGGATAATCTTATAAAGTTTATACCGACTTAGGAGAGAAGTTATGGCTATTGCAGATGCGTTTGTAGGTTTACCGATTGAGAGTTTGATTTTAGATCCGCTGCTTTCAGCAGCCAAGGGTCAAGCAGCACTCGCTCAAGTGACGCTGGATTTTGTAGATTCACTGGCTTTTGAAGAGAGTGATGGTAAAAGTAATTCAAGAAAAGCTAAGTTGTTAGATATTGATTTGGACCGACTGGCTAATAAACCCGATGGCACAATGACTAATCTAAGTCAAAAGGTGCAGATGCCTTTGCTTCCCTTAGTAACTATTCCTAACTTTACTTTGGATACTATGGAAATTGATTTTATGATGGAAGTGAAGACTAGTGAAAGTTCGTCTAGTAAGGATAGTAGCGAAAGCACCAGCTCTTCTTCTGTAGGCACTGATACAAAGGCCGAAGCTTCTTTTGGTTTTTGGGGCGTAAAGGGTTCGGTTTCCACTTCGGTACAAACTGAGAATAAGACGAGTGGTACTGTTTCTAGTAGCAAGGATACACAACGCAGTTCTGATCAAAGTGCTAAGTATCACATTAATGTTAAGGCAAAGCAGAATGAACCCGCCGAAGGTATGGCGAAGTTTACGCAGATTCTTTCTAGCATTATTGAACCTATCACCGTTACCGGTGGTGAAGCGCCCCCTCAGTAGTGAATGAGTAAAGTTTCTGCAATAATTCCTACGTTATGGAAGACTAAAGAGTTTACAAACCACTTAGTTGATGTGTTAATAAAAGATGAATCTGTGGGTGAGATTATTGTTATAGATAATGCGCCTACAGATTTTTTTTATGATAATGAAAAAGTTTTTACCTTACAACAAGAAGAAAACTTATATGTTAATCCTTCATGGAATTTAGGTGTTGAAGAATCTGATTACGATAAGTTTATAATTTTTAATGATGATATTATTATACCATATAATTTTGTTTCTAAGTTAGAAGAGTGGATAACAGAAGACATTGGCTTAGTTGGATTAGGTAGCGCCTCTATTATTAAGGTTAACCAATTTGATGCTGAAAATATTACTAAATTAGATAGAGAAATAGAGCTACAACCCGTTTCAAATAGGAATTGGGGTTTTGGTATGGCTATAGCTGCTCACAAGAAATCGTACCATAAAATACCCGAAAACATACGTATTTGGTATGGTGATGATTATTTGTTTCATATGAATAATGAAGCAGGTAAGACAAATTACGTAATTGATGATATACCGATATTTACTAAGATAAGCGCAACTTCTGACTTAGAAGAGTTTGATAAAATAAAAAATATTGATACATTAATGTATGATAGAATGAAAGGAAACAATAATGGCTAAAGCAAAAGCAGCAGCAGTTAAAGAAGAAGGTACGGTTAAAAGGCAAGCTACACCTAAAGCAACACCAGAACCCAAACCTACTCCAAAGGCTTCGGATGTAGAAAAGGTAGAAGAATTTACAGAGTTCTTTAGGAACGATGCTCAAAATGCTGCGCAAGTTTATCTTGATGATAATCCAGACTTTAAAGTTATTAGTGTGGTGGAAAGTGATGCTGGTGATGCAGGCACTACGGTGACTATTACATATAAATAAAACGGGGAAATATGAAAAAGTTTTTAGCTATTACTCCTTATTTTGGTGGGGTGTCTAGCGCACCCCGACAAACTGAGTTAAATAATGTTTTAAGATATTTTGAGCAAACTTATGAGAGTTTAAAACCTCATATGACTAAATTAATAGTTTCGGTTTATAATGATTTAGACTATGAAACAGTAAAGGGTTTTGGTCTTAATCCGGACGTTAGAGTAATACAGATTCGTGATATTGACCCGATATTTCTTCCTGCAAATACGGTAAGACTTGTTCAAGAAGAAGGTTTTGACGAAGAGTATGTATACTTTACGGAAGCTGATCAAATACTTTATGCAAAAGACTGGAATAATCTTTATAAAACCATTGATGATAATAAGAATATTTATATTGTACCTCAACGATTTGAGCAAATCCCTAATGAAAATATTCAGCAACGTATAGAAAAGTATCAAGATACTACAGCACACCGATTTATAGAGTTTGATGGCGTATTTAAGGAAAACAATAATAAGTATGTCGTTGCTAATGAACCAGTATCAAGGGAAACATATGTTCATCGGCGTGGTGCAGATGAGGAAAAAGTTATTGTGGAACAAATCCATGATTATGATGAACACTTTTATGTTTGCCCAAAACCGAATAATAGTTGGGTAGATTCTCCAGAGTATGGTCAGGCATATGGTGCCGCTTACTTATGCCATCGTGATTTATTTATGAGAGTTAAGTTTATTGATGCACGATTTAAATTAATTCATCGCGGCCCAAATGGTCAAAGAATGGAAGAGGTTGTAGAGTATCAACCTACAGAGACTACAGCAGGGCATGATTTACTAAGAACTCCTAACTCAGTTTGTTTGAAAAGTAAAAACTTCTTTTATTTTCATGTTGACCATCTAAGTGGTTATGATGGTAATAAAAAGCTAGGTTAATAATGAAAAAATTTTTAGCAATGACTCCATACTTTGGTGGTATTTCTAGTGCGCCTCGCCAAACAGAACTAGATAATGTTTCTCGTTATTTTGAAAAAATGTATGAAAGTATTGAGCCTTACATGACTAAACTAGTGGTTGCTGTTTCTAGTGAGAGAGATTATGAGGCAGTAGAACCTTTTGGCAGATACCCTGATCAACACGTAGAAATAATGCATATTAAAGGGATAGATCCTATATTTTTACCAGCCAACATGGCAAGAATAGTTCAATCATGGGATTTATCTGAAGAGTATATATACTTCACCGAAGCTGATCAAGTTTTTTACGCCAAAGATGTTGATAATCTTTTTAAAACTATTGATGATAACCATAATGTTTATCTTGTACCTCAGCGTTTTGAACAAATTCCACCCGAATCTTACCGATTACGTAAGTTAGCTTTTCCGTCCACTACTGATGAAAGATTTGTAGAATTTGATGGACAGCTAAGAGAAAATAACAATCAGTATGTGGTAGCCAATGAGCCAGTTACGGTAGATGTTGATGTAGGTGGTAGAGAAATAGAAGGAATAGAAAAGGTTTATGACTTTAATGAACATTTTTATGTTAATCCTGTACCATCTATTGATGCTATTGATGCACCCGAATATTTTCAAGCCTATGGTGGCTCTTGGTTATGTCATCATAACTTTTTTAAAGGAGTTGAGTTTATTGACTCTAAGTATAGTGTGTTTCAAGATGGTAGAGAAGGGGTGATAGAGTTTCAACCTACAGAAACTACCGCAGGGCATGATTTATTGAGAACACCTAATTCATTGTGTCTTAAAAGTAAAGATTTATTTTATTTTCATGTTGATCATTTAAGCGGATACGAGTTTAATAAAAATTTATGATATCAAAACAATACAGATTTATTCAGTTACACATTCCTAGAACTGGTGGCTCTTCTATACAAGATGCTTTGTGGCGATATAGAGATACCGAAGAAGGAATACATCCTCAAGATCATTCAGATTTTTTTGGTAAATATGACTGGCATCTCAATGGGTTTTATCCAAACATAGCACAAAGTGCTGAAGTAGATAATGGTATACAACACGTAGGTCAAGATTTTTATGATTATGTTATTAAGCACTTATCTCAAGATTCCAAACCAGCTTCTATGGGATACGGGTGTGAAAAGTTTGAAGAGTACTTTAAATTTGCTTTTGTTAGAAACCCCTGGGATAGATTTGTATCTCTGTGGGCTAAGTTTAAAGAAGAGGTGAAGTTACAAGAAAATTTTAATAAGCTATATGGTTTGAATGTTGACCATGACTTTAAAGAAATGGAAGAAGTGCTTCGTTATTTATGGTTGTCACATAAAAGAGGGTTAGCATTACCTAGATGGTTTAAACCTCAATATGAGTTTGTGCATGCAAAAGATTTAAGAATACTTATTAACTTTGTAGGTAGGTATGAAAGTTTGCAAGAGCATTTTAACTTTCTTTGTAATAGGATAGATTATCCACAACAATCTTTACCTAATAGCGATAAGAAAGAGCGTAGACAAGAAAAAGAAAAAACTCACTACATTCAATATTATGATAAGTCTAGTGCCGATGTAATAGCA